AGGGACCGACCGCTTGGTGGGCGAGGTGAACTTTTCGCACGTCCCACCCAGCGCCTTCACCCTGCGCACCAGCGCCTGTTCCACGTCGCGCTCAAGCATCCAATGTCACCCCTAGTTGCTTAAAGACCATCCGCGCCATACCGACGTATCGCTCAAAGTCTACGTCGTTGGGAAACGTCTCGTACAAGTCGAGGCATGGGCGCGCGCCGTCGCTCTGGGGCACCTTGTTGCTGTTCTTGGCGTAGTTAATCGTCTCGTCGGGGGCGACCTCGCTGCTGTAGTAAAACCGCACCGCCTTGCCGAGATGCTGATCGCGCCACGTTGCGCCGCCCGTCACTTTCCGCACCATCACCAGCTTGCGCAGGTCGCGGCAGGACCGGATCACGTCTCGATAATCCGCCTGCCCCGCGAGGTGCGCGGCCACCGCGTCGGACACAATCTCAAACTGCGGGTTCTTCATCAGCCCCGCCTGTGCAAACGCGCCCTTGCGCTTTGTTGAGCCGTCAGGCTTCACGGCGATGTAGTTGTTCACATCGCGGCTGTGCAGGCTGCGGTAGTCGCTGCGCTCCAACTCGTATGATGTGTCCAGTTCCCACGACCACGCAGTGGCCTCCACGCTCCCTTCAGCGGCCTTGGGGAAGAGCGCCACCACGCCGTCCGTGTTCGCGCTCACGACGCTGGCACCAGCCGCCTCCAGGCGCTCAATCAGCATCAGCAGCGCAAGCTGACCCGTGATCGTCGTCTGAATCAGCAGGTTGGGCGCGTAGAGCGCGCTGTACTTGCTACCCAGCTTGCCAAACGATCCGTTGACCACAATTTTTAGCGTGTCGGCAGTGACCTTGTCGCCAGCGCGCTTGGCCCTGATCCGACGGTCCACGATGCTCTGGTAGACGTGGGTGAACACGTCGCCCATGTTGTCGGGCGACAACCCCTGCTGCAAAATGATGTTGGGGTAGTAGGACGCCACGTCGAAGTCGGCCAACAGATACCCCGATCCCGCGTAGACGCTCTGGCCCTTCTCGCACGAATGCAAGCCGCCCACGCCCATCTGATACTCGCTGCGACCAATCTTGATGCGCGTGTCCTTCAACCACTGCGGCATGACGATGGAGCCGTTGCCACCTACCTCAAACCGATGATCCTTCAGGTTCTTGAGGATACCCCGTAGGGTAGGGTTCTTAAACGATATGATGCCCGGATCGCGGTAGCGGAACGTCGCGTCGTCGGGATACTTCGTCGGGCGCAGCGTCTTCTCCGTGACGGCGCTCACCTCTGACCGCAACACCACCTCCGCAATCTGCGCATCCGACTTTGAGCGCAGATCGACCCCATACTCCCGGCTCATGTCCACGCGCAGCGCGATCTGCTTTTCGACCGCGCAATACAGCGCGTCCGTCACGCGCAGATCGTTGACGCAATACTTTCTCAGTACCTCGCGCTGGTCGGGAACGATGTTGGCATCGTGGGCGATTGGCAGGTCTTGCAGCTTCGGGTATCCAAGCCGACCGGCGTAGACCTTCAGGCTGGCCCGCCCCGGCACCACGTCGATAATGTCAATATGATCCCACGCCTGCGGCACATCAAACCCCTCGACCCGGCACACATGCCACGAGGGTTTGCTTCCGGTGATGATCTCATCGCTGATGCGCTTGAGGTCAGCGCAATCCCGACCCTCTAGCGCGGCGGCGATAATAGGCAGGTCATAGCCGTTGCCGTTAAAACTGATCGTCAAGTTGGTGCGCATCAAGTTCGAGACCTTTGACACACTCAACGGCTTGCCGTCATACATCTCAAACGACGCGACCTTGCCCGTCTGCCGATCCAGAAAGCAGATCAGGAAATAATCTTTGTAGCATTCAACGTCGAGTATCAGTGCCATGAGGGGTGTCCTCCATATCCGGCAATGTGGGGAGGGGCGACCGAAGCCGCCCCTCTAGGTCTCACATGAAGTCTTCTTCGTCCACGTCATCGAAGACATCGAAGTCATCGACACTGGCCGAGACGCCATCGGCGAAGGGTTCGCCGTCCTTCACGAACTGCACACCCAGCAGGTTGGCGTTGATACGCTTACCATACTGGTTGTTCTGCGCCCACAACTCGATTACCGCGTTGACGTAGCAGCCCGCGTAGATTTTCCCGTCTTCTTCGGTCAGCGGCGAGCGGTCGCGGTCCAGCACCATCGGGCGCTTGGCCGAGGACGCCTTGATCGACATGTTGCCAGCGTAGCCCGCATAGTCGATGTCGTCGCCATCCTTCAGGCAAATCTTGTCGGCCTTCAGCTTTACGCCTTTCAGCTTTTCCTTCACCAGCGCGTCAATTTTGCCTTCAATCTCCGCAATCTTGTCGGCCTGAGCGTCCTTGTCCATCAGGAACGTCGCCTCGAACTTCGTCTCCTCGCCGGAGAACGTCGCCTTGCGGAAGACGCTCGGGAACGAGATGCGGACGTTGCTGAGTTTGATCTTTGCCATTTTCTTTCACCTTTCAAGGTTGTGCAGCACCACGCTGCGATCATTCGGTGAGATCACCGAAATCCTCTTCCGACACGCCGACGGCGGGTCGCTTGTCACTCTCTGGGGCCAGCGTCGGCGCGCCCTGCGGCTTTACGATCAGGCTGCTGATCTCAGCAGCACGGCTCTTGCCCAGCGCCTTCTCAGCCTGCGCAGGCGAGATGATCTTCGGCTTGCTGAACGCCTTGTCATTCAGCAGTGCGATCAGCTTCACCTCGGCCTCGCGCTCGTCGGCCCACTTGCGGTTGCTGCGCCCCTCGACCAGCTTGTAGCCGGGGAAACTGTCGCCATCTTCCAGGCGCTGCTTCGCCAGCTTTTCAATGGCCCCCAGCCACCCCTCGATCAGCGGCTTGGCATCCAGCGCCGCGCGCATCTCCTCATCGGTCAGCGTGTTGGCCTTGGGCATGTTGTCGAGGTCGTCAAACTCGGACCCCAGCACCTTTGCCGTGTAGTCGTAGAGCGCTTGGCATGACGCCTTCGCTTTGCAGAAGCGGCATTGCTTCTCGCCCGGTAGACGCGGTGCGTCGGGTTCTTGCGTGGCCTCGGCGCGCTGCTTGGCCAGTTCCGCCCAGCGCAGCAGGTCCGGTACGCTGATCTCCCACTCGCTGATGTGGTCGAGGCGGGGCTGCACGATGGTTATCGCTACACGCTCAATGTCCACGAACCTCGCGTAGTGAGCGTAGGCCCCCAGCGCGTAGAGCATCCCTTGAGGGTTCTCTTCGGCATCAACGCGCACACCCATACCATATTTCAAGTCAATGACGTGTAGGGTCTGGCCCCGCAGAACCACGGCGTCGGCTGTGCCAAAGCCACCCGGCACCCAGTCGCTGTAGTCCACGCGCTGTTCGATGGCGAAGTCATCGCTATCAACGATCAGGGAATTAACGTAGTCCACATAGACGCGGACGTAGTCGGCCATCTCCCTATCTTCGAACATGTCGAGATATTCGTTAGCCTTGGCGGAGGCGTTATTCAATTTGTCAGACATTTACCGATCCTCCGAAGGCAGGTGAGCCATCCGCAAGACGCGCTCTGCCAGATCGTGCGCCTTGGTGCCTTCCAGCGCGAAGGGGCTGCTCTGGTCGGGCAGGCCGTCCTCGGCAGCGACGCTACCGGGGCAGGCCATCCAGCGGTGCGCGTTGGACGCACCCAGCGCGGCGTGTGCTATCTCCCCCATCATTTTTCCCCCAACGTCTTGAGCCAATCCAGAACCTCTGCCGCCTGTTCGGCGGTAAGGTCGTCCAGCTTTTTAGCCCCGTAGCCGTCCAGCTTCGCGCGAATCGCAGCCTTGTGCCCAGCCCGCGACAGCTTGAGGGCCAAGGGCTTGAGGTCTTCGGTCGGCGCGTCGTCGGCCTGGGGCTTGGGCGTTGCGCTTTTGGCTTTGGGCGTTGTAGGGGCTACTGCTGCTGGCTGCGCTTTTAGCGCTGCGGTCAGCTTTTCAATCTCCTTGCGGAGTTCATCCGTCGCCTCGGTGAGGTCTTTCATTGTTTCTTCGATCATTTTTCGTTTGCCTTTCTGTTGCAGTGAGGCCGACCCTAGTCTACGTTTCGACACGATGCAACACAAAGGTACACGAAAATGCTACGCTCTAGCCAACTCGCGAAAAAACTAGGACTTTCCAAGCAGAAGGTCGTGCAGCTTGCCAACGCTGGTGACATCCCCGCCTTACGTCTGCCAGGGGGTCATTACCGATTCGACTTTGACGAAGTCGTGGAGGCATTGCGCGCAAGCGAGGCTGCAAATGATGAGCGTTAAGTTCACATACTGCAAGAACTTCGCCAGCGCCGAGACAAGAGAGCTTGGCTGGGACAAGTTCTGTCGCCAAGTGACGCACTCGGTGGCCTACGACACCAAGGAGGAGAGCATCAGGCGCTCTGCCATCGTCGGCGGGCTGCGCGCCGATGAGACTGCGGGCCGTGCCGAGAACATCGCGACCCGCACCATTGCCTCGCTGGATTACGACAGCCTGCCCGAGGGAACGACGATGCAGGATGTCGAACTCGCCCTGACGCTGGGTCTCGACTGCGCTTTCACCGCGTACACCACCTTCCGCCACACGCCCGAGGCTCCGCGCTTTCGGGTCTTCGTTCCGCTCTCGCGCCCGGTGACCCCTGACGAGTACCCGGTCGTCGTGGACGAGATCGCCCAGGCCATCGGCCTCGACGGGCTGGACGACTGCTCTTACACGGTCAACCAGATCATGTTCCTAGCTTCACACCGCAACGGCGTTGAGCCGTGGTCAATGGCCCAAGACGGCGACGGCCCGTGGGAAGTCCCCGACGAAATTTCGCCAGAGCAGTCGGGCGGCATTGTGCGCGCCGAGCGCGAAGACGATGATCTGAGCATCGCCGTTATCAATCAGCCGCTGGACCTGACGCCCGATCAGGTTGACGCAATCCTCGAAAACTACCCGCCGCACGATCTGGACTATGACCAGTGGCTTCGCGTCGGCATGGCGCTTTATCACCAGACAGAGGGTTCTGGATACGAAAAATGGCTGCTCTGGTCCGAGCAATCCCCCAAGCATGACGCGCGGCACATGAAGACCAAGTGGCGCAGCTTTGGGGGATCGTCACGCCCAGTGACAATGGCTTCCGTCATCAAAGCGTCAGGCGGCATGGCTCAAAGCGGTATCGTCGCCGTGGACAGCAAGGTGGCCCAGTCCCTCGAAGATGAGGCCACCGAGGTCAACGACCGCGCCTCTTACGCCGCCTTCAAGCGGCGCGTCCAGGCGCTCAACGAGGTGCAGCTATCCCCCGACATCCGCAGCCTCCTCGCGAAGACCGTCCACGAGGTCTACGCCAAAGACGCAGGCATGGGCCTGCGCGAGGTCAAGGCATCCTTCAAACCCCTGACGCGCCGGGGTCGGGCGGGGGACGGCTATGACGAGGCCGAGACGCCCGCGTGGCTTGAGGGTTGGGTCTACGGCGAGGCCGACTGCGTGTTCATCAACACCACCATGAGCGACTACCAGATCAAGCGTGAGGCATTTCGGGCAAAGTTTGATCGGATGCCCGAAGTCGTCGCAGCCGAGACCGACGCCGCCAGTTATGCGTTGCAGGTGGTCCAAATACCCACGGTCCTGCGCGGCCTCTACTGGCCCGGTCAACCCGCCATGTTCAGCGGCGACGACGGAAAGGATTATGTCAACCTCTACCACCCCAGCGGAACCAAGCCCTGCGCCTCGTTGGATCAGGACGATGACGGTCAGGCCGTGGTTGATCTCTTCGTCCAGCACGTCCGCAACACCATCGCAGATCGGCGCGAGGGCGACCTGCTGATGGACTTTCTGGCTTACGTCTACGCGAACCCCGGCAGGCGTGTGCGCTGGGGCATGTTGCTCTGGGGCATCGAAGGTAACGGCAAGACCTACTTCTACCACGTCATGCAGAACCTGCTGGGCCGCAACGCGACGGTCATCAACACCAGCATGGTTGAACGACCCTTCAACGATTGGGCGGTGGGCAGTCGGCTTATTGGCATCGAAGAGATCAGGATCAGCGGCACAAACAAGTGGCGCGTCTTGGACCAACTCAAGCCGATGATCTCCAACGACACCATCGCCGTCGAGCCGAAAGGCGCAACCCGCTACCACGCGCCGAACTTCGCGTCTTACCTGATGACGACCAACCACCAAGACGCCGTGCCGATCAGCGATAATGACAGACGCTACTGTGTTATCTTCACCCGTCATTACGAGCAGTCAGACCTGTTCGAGCAGCACGGTGGGCGCGAAGAGGCGGGCCGATACTTTGATCGCCTGTTCTCGGAAAGCAACAGGCGTGTGGACGCCATCGGGCGTTTCCTCTTGGATCGGGCAGCTAACGGGTTGTCGCCTAATTTCGACCCGCACGGGCGGGCACCCGTCACGGCTGGCCTCAAGGAAATGCGCAGTGCGAATATCTCCGATGACCGCCAGGCTGTCGAGGATGCGCTTGAGGAATATGCCTGCGAAATCGTCAGCAACAAGGTCTTGGATTTCACACACCTCAACAACTGTGTGACTATGGCAGGTGGCCAGCTTCCCCAGAGCCGCGTCATGGCAAACATCTTGCGGGATTTAGGGTATCGCCAGACGGCCAGGAAGCGGGTCAGGATCAAGGGATCACTCCACCGGGTGTGGTTCAAGGGGAGTGCTCAGAGCGACGGGGAAGAGGCGATTGAGGCGGTGAAGGCTTGGCATGAGGGGGCGGACGATTTCAATGACGTGCCGTTTTGACGGGGACGGGCGGTGCTCGGTGGGGTTTTTTGCACTGAGCACTGCACTGAGCACTCCCACTGAGCACTTCGCTAACCCTTTTATTTTCTTTTCTTTTTTTTTAAAAAAGAAATAAAAAGTGCTTAGTGCTTAGTGAAATGGTAATCCACATGGATTGATTTGAGTATAAAGATTTGGGGGGGTAAATCCACACAGTTCATGTTTTTAGTAAAGGAGTTGAAACTACTGAGCACTGGGCACCTGAGCACTTTGGGGCGGTGTCAAACACTCACTGGAAGGAGGGCCGAGATGGTCATGTTTGAGGAAGAGAATGTAAGGTCGAAAACACTGGCCGAGGCCAACGACCTGATCAATGGGGATCGGCAGGCTGAGTATGGCCCGCCGCGACAGAACTTTGATCGCATCGCAGCGATGTGGTCAGCGTATCTGAACTATGAGGTCGATGGGCATGACGTGGCCGTGTGCATGGCCCTGCTGAAGATCGCGCGCATCACGTCGGGCGCGCCGAAGCATGATACCTATGTGGATGCGTCAGCCTACATGGCGCTGGCGAACGAACTGAAGGATTGAGGCGATGGGAAAGATTACACGAGAGCGGATCAAACAACTCAACGAGATTGGGGAGGATGTGATCTTCGAGCGGATACTGGCCGGGAACACGGTCAAGTCGCTGCTGGCCGGATGGGGTATGGGTTGGGGGACTTGGTATAAGTGGCTCGACAGCGAGGATGGGCGCAAAGACCGATACGACGAGACCCTGCGCAATGCGGGTCACGCCTACGCGCAACGGGCCGTGGAGACTGCGCAGAACGCGACAAACGAGAACGTCACCGTCGCAAGGTTGCAGGTCGATACGGATAAGTGGATCGCGTCAAAGCTGAACAGCGCTTACGACGTGCGCCAGAAGGAGACGACCGTCACCCTGCGGATTGAAGACCTGCACAGCCAAGCGGCGGCGCTAATCAGCCAAGAGGCCGAAAGATCGGTCATGGACGCGATAGAAGGCACCGCAGAGGAGGTTGAGGACGACGATGGGGGTGGGGGTGCCGAGGAGGCGTGATGGCGCTGTACGGGCCTCTCAGCGGCTCTGAGGGGTATCGCCGGGTAAAAAGGGTTTTGGGAATGGGTCCAGTCCCGAAAATTTGAGGCGTAAAAAGCGTTTTCGGAATGGGGTCAGGGGAACTTTTTTGAAAGCTAAATGGGGGGTTTCCTTGCCGCCCTGTGGATAAGTGCCGATAGTGCGATATCGTATCACTTTCGGGCCTCTGGGCCTCTGGGCCTCTGGGCCTCTGGGCCTCTGGGCCTCTGGGCCTCTGGGCCTCTGGGCCTCTGGGCCTCTGGGCCTTTGGGCCTTTGGGCCTTTGGGCCTTTGGGCCTTTGGGCCTCTGGGCCTCTGGGCCTCTGGGCCTTTGGGCCTTTGGGCCTCTGGGCCTCTGGGCCTCTGGGCCTTTGGGCCTTTGGGCCTTTGGGCCTTTGGGCCTTTGGGCCTTTGGCCGTGACGCTATCCTGGCGGCGCGCGTCGCGGCAATTTGCATGCGCAAATGCGCGCAAAAGAAAACGCCCTGGGCGTTGGGCGTTGGGCGTTGGGCGTTGGGCGTTGGGCTTTGGGCGTTGGGCGTTGGGCGCTAGGCGTGAGGCGAGGGGCGCTAGGCGCTAGGCGCTAGGCGTGAGGCGAGGGGCGCTAGGCGCTAGGCGCTAGGCGCTAGGCGCTAGGCGCTAGGCGTGAGGCGAGGGGCGCTAGGCGCTAGGCGCTAGGCGTGAGGCGAGGGGCGCATCGCGTAGGGCGGCAATCGTAAAGAAAAACGCCCCACGCACAAAGCATGGGGCGTTAATCTGATTTTCAGGGGCGGCGCTTGGCCTATTCGGGCCAGTCGTGGGGACGCCAGCCGTCGCGGTAGGCTTGCATCAAGCGCGCCATGCGACGGGCTGGCAATCGCGCGTTTTTTGTGTCGCGGCGCATCTCCATGCGCCGCACTGTGTTTTCGTCGGTTTCGAGTAGCGTTGCCAGATCGGCGGCGCTTAGGCCTAGGTCATCGCGCAATCGCTTGATGTCCTGGGGCGTCATGTTTTGCTACCTTGCATAAGCGCGCGCTTCACCTCGGCTTTTGTGCGCCCTGAAAGCGCGCAAACCTCGTGAATTGTCGCATCCCAATGCGAATCGAAGTATTCGCGGATCATCTCATCAGTCCATTTCGCAAACATGTTTTTCCCCTTGTGTCAGATTATCAGGATTGAAAGCGAAGCGGCGAAGATTGCCGCTAGCGCCAGGGCGTCTAAGATTAGGGCGCGGATCATGCTGCACCCCGCGCGACGGCGTCGGCTTTGCGTTTACTGGTGCCGTGGGCGGGAAAGCCGACAATTGCGCGCGGCTTGCCATTGGCCAGGCGCGAGACGGCACACAAGCCACAGGTTGCACAAGATACGTCATCGCGTTGCGTCGCAGGGCAAACGATCACCTTTCGGCCTTGCGGCGTTTCGGTGTTTTCCGTGGCATCGGCTGGCAACACCGCTACAACTGGCGCAATATCCAACGCCGCTAAGTCATCGGCGTGGGCTAGGTTGTTGCCGCTCAGATTGACGGTGAAGCCTGATGCATTGGCGCGAGCGATAGCGTCACGCTCGTTTTGCTTGGCTAGCGGCTTGTGCGTGTAGGTGAAGCCGCGTTTGCCAAGGTTGGCGGCAATCAATTGATCAAGCGCGCCAATGTCGAGCGCGTCACCATCACCGCGCAGATCACCGGCTTGATTGTGCCGCCACAACTGATCGCGCGGCAATGCGTCAACGTCATCAAGGAACGATTGCCAGCCTGCGCCAGCGTCACCGTTTGTCACTTTGCGCCAAAACAACGCGAGCGGACCGCTAGCGGCGTAACATCCGCCAGCGTTGCCGTGATTAAAGGGACATGACGTGGGGCAAGTGCTTGCCGCGCTTGTGCTTACCGGAATTGGCCCGGTTTTAGAGTTGCGGGATTTGCGTGTGAGGTGCGTTTTCATGTTTCTGGCCTTTCAGGTTTCTAGGTTTCATGCGCCGCAAGCGCGCGGCGTGATACCTATCTATTTGCAAACGCAAACGGGCGCAAGGCTTTTTTGGCAATCGCAAACACAATTTGCCGCGCAATCGCACACACCGACAGCTTCGCGCCCGCGCGCGTGAGATAATGCGATATCGCACTATCCCTTCGCCGCAACGCAGCAAAACCCGTGCAGGAATGCAGGATAAGTGCGAGTTTGCGCCCTGCAAAAAGCTAAATGTTTGAAAACAAACGGTTTTACATTTAACATAATACGGGTTATGCGCGTTGCGGGCTGTTTCCGCCTTGATCAAGGCAATGCGCGATGCGCGATGCGCCAGGGCCAGGTCGAAAATGGCCCCCCTTGATCGCGGCGGGCCGGGTCATTGCTCAGGCACTATTCGCGCACACCCGACACCCCACCCCCGCAAAAATTTTTTGCATACCCCCTACCCCTTTGGTGTGGTAAAAGCCCCACATGGAGAGATCAGCTACAAGCCCAGAGCAAAATCCGTTTTTCGCGCTCGCCAAGCGCTACGGGAATGACCCGGTGCTGTTTGCCAAGGAGGTTTTAGGCGTTGAGCCTGACCCTTGGCAGGAGGAGTTTCTAAGGATCGTTGCCGACCCCAAAGAGCGTCGCATCAGCGTCCGCTCGGGCCATGGGGTGGGGAAATCGACGGCTGTCGCCATAGCTGCGATCTGGCACCTTGCGTGGCGGGTTCCGGGCAAGGTGGTGATGACTGCTCCCACGAGTGCGCAGTTGTTCGATGCGTTGTTCGCGGAGGTGAAGCGCCTGTGCCGGGATATCAAGCCGCCGTTCCATGAGTTGTTTGAGGTCAAGGGTGATCGCATTGAGTTGCGTGGTCGATCGGCTGATAGTTTTATTTCTTGTCGGACGAGCCGTGCGGAGCAGCCGGAGGCGTTGGCGGGTGTTCACTCGCCGCATGTGTTGTTGATTGCGGACGAGGCGAGTGGTGTGCCGGAGGCGGTTTTTGAGTCTGCGGCGGGTTCGATGTCGGGTCATAGTGCTACGACGATCCTGACGGGGAACCCGACGCGAAATACGGGGTTGTTTTACGAGACGCACAATCGGTTGTCGGATCAGTGGCGCACGATGCATGTGAGTTGCATTGATAGCCCTCGCGTGTCGGCTGATTTCGTTGAAGAGATGAAGCTGCGGTATGGTGAGAACAGCCCGGCGTATCATGTGCGTGTGCTGGGGAATTTTCCGCCTGCCGAGGATGATACGGTAATTCCTGTGCATTTGCTTGAGTATGCGATGGGGAATGATGTTGAGATTGACGAGCATACGACGCCGATCTGGGGTTTGGACGTTGCGCGTCACGGGAATGACAGCAGTGTTTTGTGCAAGCGGCAGGGGCCTGTGGTGCATCCGCTGCGGACGTGGCAGGGGTTGGACTTGATGCAGTTGGTTGGGGCTGTGAAGGTTGAGTATGACACCTCGCCGCCCCACCGTCGGCCTGCGGAGATAATCGTTGACAGTATTGGCCTCGGGGCTGGGGTGTTGGATCGCCTGCGCGAGTTGGGGTTGCCTGCGCGGGGTCTGAACGTGTCCGAGAGGCCGAGCGCGGTGGCGATCTACCAGAATTTGCGGGCTGAGTTGTGGTTCAAGGCGAAGGAGTGGTTGGAGAACCGCGACGTGTCGCTGCCGAAGGACGATCAGTTGTATGCCGAGATGGCTGCGCCGAGGTATAGTTTTACGGCGAGCGGGAAGATTCTGGTCGAGTCGAAGGATTCGATGAAAAAGCGTGGGATGAAGTCGCCTGACAGGGCTGACGCGGTGTGTCTGAGCCTTGCGACGGACCACACGACGATGGCGTATGGCACTTCGTTCACTGGCGGGTGGAAAAAGCCTCTCAAGCGGGGGATACGCGGGGTTGTCTGATGCTGCCGCCTGGCGTAGTGTTGGGGTGCGCTCTGGTGTGGGTGCGCATCTATATCGTTCTCCTTACTTGGCCGCGTGTGATCCTCCCTCACACGCGGCCTTTCTTTTTTTCAGATTGCGCGGTACTATGATACCCCAAGACGAGGTTTTTTGAAGGGTGGCCGGGAATGAAGCAGTACGGTACGACAACGAAGCGGTTTACGACTTGCGCTGGATGCAAGTCCCGCAGCGCGTGTACGGCAGCGGGGCGTTGCCTGAAGGGTAAGCGCTAATGGCTAAGTTGACACCATCTCAGAAGTCCCAGGCCAAGGCTATGTCGAAGCGACGTGGAGTGAAGTATCCGAATGCGTGGAGCAATCTGAAGGTTGCTCGCGGGGGTGGTAGCCGTGGCTCGAAAAGCAAAAAAGGTTAGCGCCGCCAAGAAATATGCGGACGGCACAACGTACAAAGACAGCAAGGGCAAAACCCGCCGCCGGGTGTCCAGCCCCGGCACGAAGCGTGGGGACGCCTACTGCGCGCGGACGGTGTCCCAGAAGCGCACCCCGAAGGTGAAGGTTCGCCGCAAGGCGTGGGGCTGCAAAGGC